CCTATAGGTACTCCTACAAGAGTAGCTAAAGTTGTCTTTGTACCTAAGCAAGCCGGCAAGGACCGTACTATTTGTATGGAACCTGCCTGGTTGCAGTATCTTCAGCAGGGTGTCGCACGTCAATTAGTAGATTTCTCCCACCATAATCACCCTCTTAGTTCCATTGTCAATGTCTTTAATCAAGACAGAAACAGGGAACTTTGTAGTCGTGCTTATGGCGAGAATTTGGCCACTATTGACCTTTCAGACGCTTCTGATAGTGTTTCCTTTGAACTCATGAAACGACTTACTCATGGATTGCCACTCGCTAGATATTTCTATGCGTGTCGCAGCCATACCGCCATGATTGGTGGTAAGGCTCATCCACTTGTTAAGTTCGCTCCTATGGGTTCAGCGCTTTGTTTCATCAACGAATGCTTCGTCTTTGCATCCGTTGTTGAACTAGCATATAGGAAACATTACGGCGAGGCCAGTTTGGGATACCATTCAGGTATCTCAGTCTATGGTGATGACATCATCTGTCCCAAGGAAATTTACAATTCCGTAGTAGATATTCTTACCTCTATCGGATTTACTGTAAACGAACAGAAGAGTTATTCTTCTGGACCTTACTATGAATCCTGTGGAGTCGAATATCTCTATGGTGCTTTGATCACAACGATCAAGCATCCTCGGGCCCACCTTCTTCAGCAGAAGGACCGGGTATCACCAGACCTTGTCGGTACTGTTACCGACCTGGCTAACTCTCTGCTCCGTCTTGGTTACACTACATCTCGCCGTATACTCTTAAAGAGATTTGAGAGATATTCGGTTCGATTTGGTAACAAAGACGTGGCCTTTATGAAGCTTTTACAGTTCAATGACAATGGAATTCAACCCATTGTCGAACCGTACACTAGTACCCGCTGGGATGCCAATCTCCAGTGTCGTACTAGAACCCAGCTTCAATGTCGGACAACTCCCACTAGGCACCGTATGGATTATCACCACTTTCAGTGGATGATGCTCCCGCGTTGTCGAGCTGAGAGACTCACCGTGTTTAAGACACCCAAAAAGGTGATCTTCCACAGTAAGTGGTCCGACAAGGCCGTCATCTTTCTTAGTAGATTCCAACATTGGGATTTACTCGAGTCAGGTGAAATTTGCGAGAACGGCACATGTAGAACTGGCCGTCTGCGCTCAAGTCTTGCTTATCACAAGCAATCACTTGGGTAGAACTAAGTCTTTCTAAGAGGTATACAGTACATGTTATACTTCTTAGACTGAATTCGTCACCTCCTTTGGTGGTGATGGATGGGAG